GCCGCAAAGCGGCGAGGGCACCCCGCCCAGCAAGTACGACCTGCGAGGCAGTGCAGCGATCTCCGACCAGGCGCACAACGTGGTCACGGTCTGGAGCAACAAGGACAAGCACCTGGCGCTGCAGAAAGACCCGAGCGACGCCGTGGCCCTGGCCAAGCCCGACGCCCGCGTGGCGGTGGAAAAGCAGCGCAACGGCGAGTGGGAGGGCGCGGTGGCGCTGTGGTGGGACGCCGCCTCGCTGCGCTTTTGCGATGACCGCATGAGCGCGGTCGAACCCTACCGGCTGGCCGCATGACCGACAAGCTCACCGCCCGCCAGCAGGCCATCCTGGCGTACATCCGCGTCCACCAGCCCGTGAGCAACGCGCAGGTGGCTGCGCACTTTGACATCAGCGGTAACACCGCCGGTGTGCACCTGATGGCGCTGCGCCACGCCGGGGTGGCGTGGGCCACCAGCTCGGGCCGCTTTGCTCGCTGGAAGACCGACAAGCCATTTGCTGAGCCCAAGACCCCGCCGCGCGTGGCGCCAGTGAGCATCGAGCAGGTCTCGAGCATCTGGCATTACGCCGCCCGCTGTGCCCGCGCTGCATGACAGCACCGAGGTCAGCAGCTACAGCGAGGCCTGGCGGCATGAATGCGAAGCGCGCTGGATCCTCAAGCTGGGCAGCCTGGACGAGCGCCGGGCTTGGCTGCAGGGCCTGGAAAAGCGCCGCGGCAAGGCGCACGTCGAACAACTCAAACAGACCATGAGGAACCTGTGGGCACACCGATCAGCAGTGACGACACGTTGAGACTGGGCCACGCCTGGGGCGCCCAGCGCGGGCCGGGCATGCACATCACCTTCCGCTGCGCCAAGTGCAACCAGCCGCGCAACTCCCTGGGGCGCAAGCTGATGCGCGTGCAAGGCGTCAAGCAGTACGTGTGCAAGGGGTGCCAGTGAGCCTTGCCGCCGTGCCTGTGAAGTTGAAGGAGGCCAGCGAGTTTGTGGAGAACTTCCATCGGCACAACAAAGCGCCGCGTGGTGGCCTGTTCGCCGTTGGCGCATCTGACGGTAGCGGGCTGGTCGGTGTGGCCATAGTTGGTCGCCCAGTGGCTCGGGGTCTGGACGACGGCCAGACGGCGGAGGTGATTCGGTGCTGCGTTGTGCAGAACGCACCGAAGGGGGCCTGCTCGTTCCTGTACGCCAAATGCTGGCAAGCCGCCAAGGCTCTTGGGTGGGCGCGTCTGATCACCTACACCTTGCAGGCTGAGTCTGGGGCCTCGCTACGTGGCGCTGGCTGGCGAGTGGTTGCAGAGCTCCAGGCAAGAGATCCGATCGGTTGGCAAAACCGTCCTGGCCGTGAATGGCAGCCGGTTGTAGGTCAAGCGAAGTTGCGTTGGGAGGCCATCGCATGAGTGCAATGCAACGCCGCAAGGGCGCCTGTGCCGAGCGCGAGGTGCTCAAGCTGCTGGGCGATGAGCTGGGCCTGATGCTCACGCGCAACCTCACGCAAACCCGCGAAGGCGGCGCCGACTGCCTGGCCGTCAAGGGCTGGGCCATCGAGGTCAAACGCCAGGAGCGCCTGAGCCGCCCCCGTTGGTGGGCCCAGGCCTGCGAGCAAGCCGCCAGGGTGGGCGCCGAGCCCATGCTGCTGTACCGACGCAACCGGGAGAGATGGACCGCATGGATACACACGCAGGATGGGAAGTGGCGCGAGGGCAACTTGCAGGACGCAGCCTGCGCCATCCGCGAGAAATGGCTGGCCTGGCCGTGAGCGAGATCGACCCGCTGGAGCTGCTGGTGCTGTGGTGGCGCGCTGAGCGCGACTGGAGCCCCGTGGAGGGCTTCCCCATGGAGTGCCCGTCCACCCGCGGCTGGCGGGCCTCCAGGCAGTACGACGACGCCAACGGCGCGCTGGACACCGACGAGCGCGGCCTGCTCATCCGCCACATCGGCCAGGTGGTGGCCAGCATCCCCGATCCGTACCGCACGGCGCTGTACTTGGTGGCGCGCAACCGGGCCACAGGGGTGAGCGTGTGGCGCAGCACCCGGCTGCCCGAGAACGAAGACGAGCGCGCCGAGCTGGTGGCGGATGCGGTGCAGATGTTTGTGGAGCGGGTGTGAATGAGCTGGCTCTTTTCGCGGGCGCTGGTGGAGGCATCCTCGGGGGGGGGTGCTCGGATGGCGAACCATCTGCGCCGTCGAGTGGGAACCCTACGCCGCAAGCGTACTTGCCACCCGACAGAATGACGGCCTTCTCCCGCCCTTCCCGATTTGGGATGACGTTCGCACCTTTGACGGACGACCATGGCGCGGCCGTGTTGACGTCGTTTCTGGCGGCTTTCCCTGCCAGGACATTAGCGTCGCAGGCAAAGGCGCCGGCATTGACGGAGAGCGCAGCGGCATGTGGGCCCACATGGCGCGCATCGTTGGCGAGGTTCGACCCCGCTACGTCTTCGTGGAAAACAGCCCAGCGCTCCTTACTCGGGGACTTGGAAGAGTCCTCGGTGATCTGGCCGCGCTCGGGTATGACTGCCGATGGACAGTGCTGGGAGCTGCCGACGTTGGAGCGCCGCACCAGCGGGACAGGTTCTGGCTTGTGGCTACAGACGCCGATAGCGGCGATGGCGCGCGATGCGGTGCGCAGCCCTGCGTTTGCCAAGGGGCGGGCGCCGTCTCCGCAGGAGTTTGTGAAGCGATGGCCCACGCCGACAGTCTGCGGGAACTACAACCGCAAGGGGGCCAGCCCGACCAGTGGGGACGGCCTAGCGACTGCGGTGCTGAAGTGCGCGACGCACACCGCCAGGGACTGGCGGTCGGGAAAAGCCAGCCAAGCCACGATGGAGCGCAACTCGCGGCCATTGAGCGAGCAGATTGGTGGGAGTCTGAACCCGACGTGGGTCGAGTGGCTGATGGGGTGGCCGCTCGGGTGGACCGACTTAAAGCCATCGGCAACGGACAGGTGCCTCTTTGTGCAGCCCGAGCGTGGCGACTGCTTTCAGGCAGCCTGATCTAAAGCCTTGAACGCATTTTGAAGCTGTGCTGAAATTCAGGCACCCGGCCCCTGCGCGAAACTTTTTCGTCAGGGGCTTTTTCTTTTGGAGCCGGTAAAAGATGGTCCATGAAGAGCTTAGAAACAAGCTCAAGGATCTGACCGGCCAAGACGTCTATCCACGCTTCCTGCAGCAGCGCGCAACCGCCAATCGCAGGGGCATCCCGTTTGAAATGACGTTCCAGCAATGGGCGCAGGCATGGGACGGGAAGATCGCCGACAGAGGTTCGCGCCGTGGCCAGTTGGTCATGTGCCGCAAGGACGACGTCGGCCCATACGCAGCGGACAACATCTCGATCAGGACAACCCAGTCCAACATTGAGGAGCACTACCGCCTGCGCGCAAGGAAAGACGTTAAGGCCGCTTGGGACTTTGACGGGGAAGATCGTTCAGCCTGTGTCGACTGGTTGGAAAACCGAAGAGACATGGGCTACCTCTAATTGGCCTGCAGTTGCCAAGCACGGCAAGCGGCATCACCGGCAAATGAGCCGCAGCTCTCGACGCGGGACTTGCCCCGCTCGTCTCCCGGCGGATAGCGGCGGGCGAGAGCACACATCACTTCGGACAATCCACATGGAACCCGAAAAAAAATCAAACATTTCAAACCGAGGCGGCCCAAGACCAGGCGCTGGCCGCCCCAAAGGCTCGCTGGACAAGGGCAACGCGCTCATCCGCGAGATGGTGGCCGAAGCGCTCAACCGCGCCGGTGGGGTGGACTACCTGGCCCGCGTGGCCGAGAGCCACCCGGCGCCGTTCCTGGGCTTGGTGGGCAAGGTGCTGCCCATCCAGGTGACCGGCGAGGACGGCGGCGCGGTGCAGCACAGCATCCGGGTGACCTTTGGTTGAGGCCTGGTTCCCGCAGAAGCTGCAGTTCCTGTTCGAGCCGCACCGCTACAAGGTGGTGCGCGGCGGCCGGGGCTCCGGCAAGAGCTGGGGCTTTGCCCGCGCGCTGCTGATCATGGCGGCGCAGAAGCCCCTACGGGTGCTGTGCACGCGCGAGATCCAGAAGAGCATCCAGCAGTCGGTGCACCAGCTGCTGCGCGACCAGATCGAGGCCCTCGGCCTGGGCAGCCAGTACGAGGTGCTGCAAGCGGAGATCCGCGGCAAGAACGGCTCGCAGTTTTTCTTCTCGGGCCTGAGCGACCAGACGGCCGAGTCCCTCAAGAGCTTTGAAGGGGTTGATGTCTGCTGGTGCGAGGAAGCGCAGGCCATCAGCCGGCGGTCCTGGGACATCCTGATCCCGACTATCCGCAAGAACGGCTCCGAGATCTGGGTCAGCTTCAACCCGCAGTTGGAGAGCGACGAGACCTACCGGCGCTTTGTGAGCAGCCCGCCGCCGGACTGCGTGTCCATCGAGATGAACCACGCCGACAACGGGCGCTTTCCGGCGGTGCTGGAGGCTGAACGCCAGCACGCCGAGGCGACGATGCGGCGCGAGGACTACGCCCACATTTGGGAGGGCCAGTGCAAGCCCGCGGTGGACGGGGCGATCTACTTCGACCAGATGGCCAACGCCGCGGGGCGCATCGGCAACGTGCCGCACGACCCGCTGCTCAAGACCCACGCGGTGTGGGACCTGGGCTTCAACGACTCGATGTCGATCATCCTGACGCAGAAGGTGTCCAGCGAGATCCGCCTCGTGAACTACATCGAGGGCACGCAGCGCACGCTGGCCGACTACTCAGCAGAGCTCAAAGCCTTGCGCCTGGACGGGGAGCCCATCAACTGGGGCACGCATTACCTGCCGCACGACGGGTTTGCCAAGCGCCACCAGACGGGCAAGCAAGACGCCGAGATCCTGCAGGGCTTGGGCTGGAGCGTGCAGCGCACGCCCAACATGGACGTGGAGCAAGGCATCAAGCGGGTGCGCGACATCTTCAGCCGCGTGTACTTCCACCGCGACCGCACCGCCCGCTTGGTGGAGTGCTTGAAGCGCTACCGGCGGCAGATCAACGCGACCACGAACGAGCCCGGCAACCCGGTGCACGACGAGTTTTCTCACGGGGCGGACGCCATGCGCTACCTGGCCCTGAACGCCGACCAGATGACCAACGACACCTGGGGCGGCACCATCAACTACCCACGCTTCAACGTGGCCTGAGACCTTTATGGCACGCATGTCTGACGATGAGCTCCGGTCGATCACCGACCAGGAGATGCGCCAGGCGGTGGGCTGGTACAGCGGCAAGCTGGCCGCCCAGCGCCAGAAGGCGATGAGCTACTACCTGGCCAAGCCCACGCTGGACCTGACGCCGCCGGAGATCGAAGGCCGCTCGTCCGTGGTGAGCCCGGACGTGCGCAACACCATTGAGAGCATGCTGCCGCAGCTCATGGTGAAGTTTGCGGGCAGCGAGCGCGTGGTGGAGTTTGAGCCGACCAAGCCGGGCGACGAGGCCAAGGCCGAGCAGTGCACGGACTACATCAACCACTGCTTCCACGTCAGGAACAACGGCGAGCTCATCACCTACAACTGGATGAAGGACGCGCTGCTGAGCAAAAACGGCATCGTCAAGGTCTGGTGGGATGACCGCCGCGAGGAAAAGCGCGAGGAGTACCGCAACCTTAACCAGGTGGAGCTCGCCGAGCTGATGGACGATGACGAGGTCGAGGTCATCGAGCAGAAGAGCTACCCCGACGAGCAAGACGCCAAGCAGCGCGAGCAGGCCCTGCAGCAGCTCCAGCAGCAGCTCCAGCAGGCCGGCCAAGCC